GCCCCAAACGATAGCAACGCACCATAGGAGCCGTCGTCTGCCGAATCGTTGATGGCGAAAGTCGGTGTGCCAGACGATTTAGCTGTCATGCTGATGACCGCCTCAAAGCCAGCGGTCGTCTGTGCAGCATCGTCCTTTGCTGACCCGGTCGTTGCGCTGCCATGCGTTGTATCTGTTGCGGTCAACAATTCGCCCCACAACAGAGGCGCGCCCATTGCTTGGTGCGTGACCTGCCCGGTCATGGAGCCATCCGCATTACGGCTCCAGTCGTAATTGTTCTGGCGAGAGCGCATGAAGCACGCCGTGTCTCCAATAGCAGTACCCAAGGCCCATAGAGGATGTTGCTCTGTTGTCACAAGGCCGCTCTGAGCGGCATGTTCTTGTCCGGCAGCATCGTTGAACCATGTCTGGTAATCAATGACCCCATCGCCTCGGAGCAGAAATCGGTCTGTGCCAGAAGCGTTGATGCCTTGCACACCCGACAACACTCCGCGCGGACTAGCGACATTGTTGAGCGCACCGACATCGCCAGACAAGTTATATCCAGCAACATAGAATCGCTGATTCAACCCGGTCGATTTAGCCATTCCTCATCTCCTTATTTCTAAGCCGCGGTGGTATGCACGTCGTTGACTATCAGGGGCAAGGTGATGTCTGCGTGTCGGTACATCTTGCCCCCGAAGTCCAGATAGCCATATTCAACAGCCACGGCTGCTCCATAGATTCCTTGAACGTCGATAGCCCGAATCGTTGCGCCCAGATCGTAATCTCCCAGCAGGTCGCCTAACACATTGGAAACAGCAGCGGAAATATCCATCTCGACGTTGACGGTTTCGTCCAGCATATTTCTGTAAATGCGCAGAATAACCACATGCACCTCGCTGGCAGCGTCGAGCGTCAATTCCGCTTGCCCGACCCCTGACATGAACGCGGCTCCGTACAGGTCGTCCACGTCGGGCGGCGAAATCGGATCACCAATTTGCGCGCCTCCAAAATGCCCTGAGGCCTCTAAGTAAGAAAGAATTTTGTGGAGTGTCGGCTGCACGTCGAAAGCCACTATCGACCGACCTCTCTTTCCAAGCGTCGCATGTGCTTCTTAAGCAGGACTGGCATTGCCTTCTTTTCTAGCCAATCGCGCACACGACGAAACGTCCGATACCCCTTAAATCGAGTGGTGAGATTCCGGCGTGAAGTGCCTTCCAACCATGACCCGTAGACCACATTTCCATCCGTGAATGTGACCCCTTTTGACTTCACCGATATTGACTTTTGGACGACGCGTCGATAGTTGCCAGTCGACTTGCCGCCTTGTTGAACAGACAAGTAGACACCACTAGGACGTGGGCGCAGAGTGGCAGCAAATCGTTCCTCGCCTTTCTCGCCTATTTCGCGCATCAAGTCGCGCATCATGTTCGCAACAGGCGCGCCCCCTTTTTCAAAGATCGGGCCGTCGAACTTTACGCGGATACCTAACCGAGCAGCCATCAGATAGCGGCCTCACGAACTCGTAGATATCTGTCCACGGTTTCGGTCTTCATCACTGCAACGGCTCGCCCGGTATATTCGACCGCCGCCTCACCCTGCCCAATAGATCGAGCGTACCCGGCTCCTTGCTGGTGATACTCGACGACCGACAACGCCAGAGCGAGGCGTTTGATGTCGGCAGGGACAACGTAAGTGGTAACAGCGGAATCGTCTGCGTGCGTCGCTGCTGTCGTCCCATTTACCCCACGCGTAATAGTTAGTGTGCGATTGATGGAGACAGCGGCATTGTTGAGGTGCGCAGCGAGCGTCGTACCGTCGTATGCGCGCTGGACGCTGAGTACGTTTCCGACCACTTCGTTGACATACATTTTCTCGCTGCCAACCATGATGACCTCTCCGGCAGCGATGCCGTGGGAGCCGTCGACAGTAATAGAAACATCTGAGCGATCAGCGGTCACCGCACCGTCGAGCAATATAGAGCCACGAGCGGCAAACGTCTGGTTGGATATGAACACTTGCTCCGACCCAATCAGCAAGGTTGCTCCGACGTCGACCAACGACGCGTTAGACGACACCATGCTCGTCGCCGTCGCGTCTGCAGACAATCCAGAAGCCACGGTCCCGGCTGTTGTTGTTTCAGCCGACCAACCCCATTGCCCGACGACCTCTATTGTGCGTTGCTCAGAGTCGCCAGCTTCGAGGGAGGCGGTCGAGGACAGGTCGATTTCTATGGTGTGGTAAGGGGGGCCGTAATTGTTCGGCTCGAGGAAAAAGTCGCTGGCTGAAATCGTGGTCGGGGACGAGTCCTGCGCTTTCGTTTTCAGCGTCGTGACCGAAATTAAATCCTTGTCTAAGACAAGTTCATTTGCCCGGTGTGTTTGGCGTTGGGGCCAGCGGAAAACACGCGTCTCCGTCGCCGGTATGAACGCCCGACGAGTCAGTAAAGTGATTTCTGTGGACGCCGCGGAGATGCACGCGTCCAGTCGGGCGTTGTGCGTCGTCCCGTTAATGCCCGCGGCTCGTTTCACCGCGTCGCGCGTCGTCAGCCAATTGGTCATGGGTTCCTCGGGTGCTTTCTACCGTGGAAAAGACCGGTATTCAGTTATGTCCAGATGTAATTACCGAGCGGACAATTCCTCGATCCATTTGGGTGGACGTCTAGGGTTTCGCCATCAACAGGGCAAGTGGTGGGAGGCGCATTATCCTCCCGCCTGATCTGCCAATGATTCTCCCCGTGTATTTGTTGCAATTGCTCCCACGACATTAGTTACCCGCCGGGAGTAATCGTGGTGTAGAAAAGAGTGCAATCGACGGTGCCCGCTACCACCTCTATGCTCAACCCGTTGGCTGCACAATCCAGACCCTGAGGCCCAAACCATTCAGTGGTCGAAGCGTTGGCAGCAAGCTCCACGGACACAAGCTGCGCACCGGCACCTCCGGTGGCAGAATGTTTGATGTTGAACGCTGCGACGGCTGCTGACCCCGCTGATTCGCGACTGGAGAATCCCATCAGACGCAGACCGGTTGTTGCGGCAACAGCAGCATCGACGTCTGCCCCTGCTGCGCTGTTCACGTCAACGCTGACTGCACTACCTATATTTGCCATGGGACTCCTTGTGCGTGTGTCTGTGGATGATTGAGTGAGGCGGTGGTGGAAAGTCCCACCGCCCCACTCTTGCCCGGGTTACGCCTAAGTGGCGATTGGGTCGAGAATCGCGGAAAGGTCCTCGGTGTGGACCCCGTAGTAATTCTCTGCTGCCAAGCAGTTCCCAGTCGTCACTCCGTTAGCTTGTGCAGCCGCACCACCAGCGAGATTGTGCGCAATGATACCAGTCGCTGTGGCAGCAACATTGATGCAAGAGTCGTTGTCAGACGCCTCGTTCATAATGGTATTCCGCTGGATCGAGCAGTACGTGATGACCCCTGCTCCCCCTATGCACATTGTCCCCCAATCACCAATCAGAACATTGTCTTCGATGACGTGTCCAGTCCCGGTGCCGGCGAAGTTCACAAAGTGAGTATTGGCGGCATCGAGCAGTCCCTCTGCTCTGCAATTCGTGATCTTGATTCTGTCAGAACCTCCGGCGGCGGCGTCCTGCACGCACACCAAGAAATTCTCGGCTGCTGTCGGTTCGGTAAACCGGCATGAATCAAGCCAGAAGTCGTCTGCGTTGACGTCGATTGCCACCGCAACATCTGCAAAGCCAGCAACGAAGTTAATGTTGCGGATTGTGACGTTGGCAGCGTCGATGTCTACGTCCGCTGTGTTCGCTGTCGTGAAGCTGATAGTCGGCTGCGCTGACCCGCTACCAATCCCCGTGACCGTGATACCCGCAACATCGAGGTCTAGTCCCCCTGCCGCTGTCACTGTTTCGGCATGACCCGGTAGAGCAAAGATGATGTCGCCTTGGTTAGCTGTGCATTGCCCAACAGCGAAGTCGATGGTCGCAAATGGGCTGTCTGGATTTGTGCCGAATCCCGCCGTGTCTGACGCAGCAGAGTCACCGGAGTCGACGTAGAAAATGTTGCCGGGGTACATCGAAATATCCACGACGGCTGGCAGGCCACCGCTGACCTTGGTATAGAAAAGCGGTGATATGGATGCTACTCGAGTTTTAGCCATTGAATCAGGTCCTCCGTTTATCCGGATTGTCCGTTGTTACGGATGCCGCTACTCAGCGACAGCGTGGGTCTTGTATCTGCAAGGCATCGAGCGTCCACAGACGTCACCGTCATTCATTACGTGAGCGCATGTCTCCGTTGATTGTGACGCGCCTGTGGGGGGTTCTATGCCAGCAGCCGCGACCAATAGAGCGCGCTCTGCAGCCGAGATAATTTCAGCAGCTTCCTCATGGTCGCTAGGGGGACTGGAGGGTGTCATGTCGTTACCACAACGAGGGCAGAGTTCATCGCTTGATGCTTTGAGTTCTGCCTCGTCAATGCGCAGTCGACAATTGCTACACTTTCGCATTTTCCAGCCCCTTATTTTGTGACCCGTGGACGCGCCATTCGGTCACGGGCAGGTCGTTGAATCGACCTCACTTGTTCTTCCGGCGCATCGAGAAGTTTGGTATCGCAGAGTTTGCAACGCTCGAGCGGATATGGATACGTCCAGCGGGCGTTGCAAAAGCCACAAGTCAGAGTGTTCTCGAAGATCGTCGGCATTGCTTGTCTCGACGACGCTGGCACCTCTCCCCGACGTCGCGCCATGCGTGGTTCCCACCACGTATCGACGGTGTCTGGATAGTTGCCAGTCGCCTCATTCCAGATGAATACTTTTGCCCGAAGCCGCCTCAATTCAGTCGGGCGCAAGTATTCACAGACCGGGTCGTACCAAAGCAACGAGAAGTCCTGAGTTTCGGCGTTGTTCACCAATTCCCACCACACCGTCGGCGGCATGTCCGGTGGGACTTCTCGCTTGTTCGCTTTGATTACTAGCGGCCCGTCATTCATTACGCAGACACGTAGACCTGTGACCCGGCTGACGCCGCGCCTTGGAGTTCCTTACGTGGGTACGCGTAGCCGTACTTCAACTCGCTGACCGTGACGTTATCCGTACCGCTGTTTCCACCCTCGGCTACACGCGTACGGATGACGTGGAAACCGTTATCGGTGTCCATGTCTTCGCTCCGGATTTCGATGATTACAAAATCACCGTCTGCATCCACTGGAGCGTCGGTGTCGTAATCGCCGCCTGACTCGTCTGTCGTGAGGTCTTTGACCCCTGTGCCAGAAGTGTCCGAGGCCTGTTGAATACGGCACTCATCGAGGTCGTCGCCGGCGTTCCATGTGCCTATTTCGACGTAGGCACGCGCCCGGGAATAGTGCGCCATGGTGGTGTATGCCGTGTTGGCGTTAGTCCCACCAATGTCAGCCGTCTCGATGAGATCGACTACTGACGATTCGCTGATTCTGCTAGACATCTATGTCTCCCTGTTGCTCTGGTCGACGGCTTGATTGCCGCTGCCACACGAGGGCTAGTAGTAGGCGTACCCCTGCGTGAATGTTCTCACCATTAGGCCCGCGCGGCTATCCGCACAAATGGCGACAGTGTGTTGCTTCCGCGTCGAGGTGTAAGCGGAGAGTCAAGCCACGGTCGTCCATCCAGCCGTTCGATGAATCGCCAGACCGTCTCGTCCGTGGTGAACCGGACGTGAGGCGACGACGCAACAGTGACCGACTGCCGGTCACCAATGGCGTAGTAGGACAGGTCGGCAAACATGATGTCTCCGGCGTCGCCTACCGTGTTCATTTTCTCGCTGAACACGAGGGGCCGTCCGAGGATGCTTGCTGGTGGTCCTGCCTGTCCGTTGTTGATCCAGATCGCGGAGCCGCCGGTACCGACAGACAGTTGCAGTGTTGCAAGCTGTGGGAAGGTATCAGGGTTGGCAATCCAGACCGCTCGCCCGAGCGAAGATGGGAGCATACGGGCGTACATATTCACGAGGTTTTCCCAAACAATCGTGTCCGCTGCTTGGCCCGTTTCTTTCGCGACGCTGACGAGTGCAGGGTTGTTCGCATTGTTGAACCCTACCGGCTCTCCAGCACCGTCTCCAGCGATGAACGCATCGTCCTCAAAGTAACGGATTGCCTGACCAAACAATTGAGTCAGCAACGCTGATAGCCCAATCGCTGAGTCAGCCAGAAGTTCGTTCGAGGAAATCGTGTGTCCGGTGAGTTTCTTAGCGGTCAGAGCGATCTGCGAGAACGTCGGTTCGCTCGCGGTCACTGTGCCAGATTCCGGCGTCCAGTTTACCGACACACCACCAAACACGTTGGAGGCGTGGCTTGTGTCACGGATGGCGGGGATGCGCACCCGGTCAGATGCCATTGGCATCGTGAACGCACGAGGGCGAACAATTGCCTCCTCGAGTGCGAGAGTCATCAGGGTCGTGCGGAATTCCTCTGGTACAAGGAACCCACCAGCGTCGCCTTCTGATTCGCCAAGGATTTTGAGGCGCTTGTCGTTGTGGTCGCCATAGCGGGGCGAGTGGTGAATGGTGCGCAGAAATTCGCCCATTGAACCAAACTTGCCGTCCATGTCAGCCCCGACTGCTTCGGGGTTGGGTTCGTTGGGGTCAAACATGCCCGGTCGCTTTACGCGCGCGGCTTTGACCCCATCAGCGACGGCGTCCTTGATAAGGCCGTTTACGTCGCCCATTTCATCTTGAACTACTCGCTCAACATACGAGTCGAGTTCGGCAGGAGAAGTCAGCAGGGTTTCTAGCTGCTCCTGTGTCGTGATACGCCCCTTGGATTTAGCATCCCCTTGGCGTTCGCTGACGTCGTACTCAGGCATCGGTCGCCCCTTCTGTAATGCCGTCAATGACGGCCCTTTGTATTGATTCCGGCGAGTACCGGATAACGCGTTCCGTGTATTCCGGAAGTTCGTCACTTTCCGGATTTGATTCAACAGGGTTACTGAGTTTGGCAGCGACACCAGCGACAATTTCATCGACCATTTCTGGCGTCAGAATGCGCATAACGTCCGCAAACATTTTCTCCCACGCCTCCGCGTATTCCCCTTTCGGCTTGGGCCTCGGACGGCGTGGCATATCGTCGAGCAATTCTCTCACCTCGACCATCGAGTCGAACTGAGAATCGGCAATCACCTCGTCAGCGATTTCACCGACGACGCCTCCAAGAGAGATTGCTCGCTGCAACCCTTCTGGATTGGCCGGGACTGTGACGTGTGAAACCTCTAGCAATTCCTGTCCGCGGAAATCAATGCCAGCAAACTTTCCTTCGTCATCTTCCCGCCTCTGCATCCGTGACGCGTCAGGGATGAATCCCACAGAGAACGCGGCCTTTCCGCGTTTCGCTAACTCGAAGGCCCAGTCGGCCTTTTCGTTACC